ATGCAAATCTATTGATGGCACTAACGCCAGTTTGAGCATTGGTGATTGCTCGATCTCGGCTGCGACATATTCCCACATCTCTTTTATGGTGTCTGCCACAAACACGATGCGGCAACGTGTGTACAGGCCGTCTTGTACGGCGCGCACACCCACATATCGCGAGTCATCTACGGCAGACTCAATTGCGAGCACACCGTTATTGGGCATTGGTAGATCGTTGGCTAGATCAGTGAATTGACCCGGCTCAATCCATGAGTGTTGTGATTGCACGAAAATGTTGACGGATGCGCGCAAGAAACTATTGCGATCTGGTGATTGTGCCTCAGCCTCAATTACCGACATTTCTAATAAACCCTCTGCTAGTGCAGGGTTGGAATATCGCCATGCGGCTGGTGTCATGTAGTCCATTACTGGTGGCGAGTATTCAGCAAAATACAGTGCCGTGTTTTTGCCTGAGTCAATTGCGCGCAAGCCTTGTGATCGCCACCTCAGCATTGATTTTGATGACGCATCACCAGCGGTGCTGAAACCTGCCATTAAAGGGTTTTTGCGTGCACGCATAGCCGGCATTAAACCGTTATCAATTGCTTCCTCGCTTACCGCCCACCACTCATCAACAATGCACAAATCAATTGAGTAACCGTGACCGACACCAGGCGTGGCAGCGCGCGGCATCCACTGCGAGCCGTCTGGCATTGTGAGCACTTGACGGCCATAAGACCAGATCACCGTTGCACCAAACTTTGCCTCAAGAATTGGTGCAAGATAATTAAAGAGCACTGTTGCCAAATCAAGTTTATGAGCGACCGACATTACTAATTGTTTATTGCCACGCGCTTTACCTTGCGTGCAAAGAAACCATCCAAGCAACGCGGCAATGGTAACGGTCTTGCCGTTTTGTCTGGCTACCGATGTGTACGACACTCGATGCACCCACACCTCTTTGCCATCCACCACGTTGTACGCCGTCATCCCTGCAAGCACCCGGCGTTGCCACCGCATCAATTTGACGTTAAGTACCTTTTCCGCAAAATCTGATATCTCTTGGGAGTGATCTAAACAACCACTGTGCGCGGTCGTTTCCAATCTCGGCTCATCACCGCCAAGCACGGCCAGTTCAGGCTGATCTCTCAAAACCCTTGCTGGTGTTGGATGGGATAGGGAAATAGGGGAGACGGGGACAGGAGTTTGTTCAGGAAAAAAACGCTCTGAGTGTTTGGTTTCTGAAATCGTTGCTGGCATTGGGTTTGCTGGCATCACTTTTGCTTTTTGTTTTGGCCGTGTGCGTTGGTCCTCGCGCGCTGCTCGATACTTGTTGCCTCTTGTTGCATTGCATTTGCGACAGGCTGGAACAAGATTGTCCAACTCGGATGTGCCACCGCGATCTGTCTCAATCAAGTGATCTGCCTCTGATGCAGCGTTGATGCCACACCAATGGCACGGTGGGTTGTCACTCAGTATGAGTTTACGATTGCGTTGGTACGTTGCTGATGCGTGCTCTGTTGATCTGCGTTTAGCCGGCATGATTGTGCTCACGCGCTGCGCTTGTGCTACCGCGCGCTGGCGCGCTTGCTTGCGTTGGATGTTGTTGACGTTGCATGACGGGCTGCTCTCTGTTGTGTCGGTTTGTTAAGTGTATGTCATCTTTATGTTTGAGTCGAGACAGTGTGATGATGCTCTACCCATCGGGCTGCCTCAATCCGATTACCTTGCACATCTACCCGATTATGTTTACGGGTCGCACCAACGCTTTGCACATCGCCTTTCGTGTATCAGGTTTTGTGCGCGCTGGTCTAACGGCGTTACCGCCGGTCATCCAACCACCCTGCGACAGGCTTAGGTCTATGCGTAATCAAATAGTTGTGGGTGGTCTGGTATTGATCTAATGTCTTGATCTTTGTGATGATCGCCTAAGTAAGTTACAAACGCATGACAACAATGGCACAACAATCTGCACTTGGCTATTTCATTATCAATCTGCTGAATAGTAAACGCTTGATAAACCATCTTTGAGATGTTGCCTACCTTTGTTTTACGGTCTAAATGATCAAATGCAAATGCAACGTGCGTGTGCTCATCACACACCAACTCGCATATCTCACACTTGCCTATCTCAATCTTTTTTAACTGGCTGTAGCGCCTGCGTTCTTGCCCAATCGTTAACTGCCCATGCGACCGTAATCGAGCGCCTACCGTTGAGCCAGCCAATTGGCGCATGGCTGCATACCGTTGGTTAGCGTACGCACGCATCTGTGCTTTTCTGTATTCCGTGCTCATCGGCGATCAGATCGCACCATCAGCGCGGCGCATAACACTGTTAGGGCTAATGCAAGCCAAACGTGCCGGCTCATGGCATTTCCCTGCGCAACGCCTCATGCGCCAATGTAAGCGCGTCTTTAAGTTCCTCTAATTGCTTTGTCAGCGTGTCAATAGTGCGTACTGCGTGGTCACGCTCGCGCGCTATCGCGGTCATGTGATCATGCAAGCGGTCGTACTCATCGTTAGGGTTTCTCATTTTTTTAGCCCATCTATGATTGCGTGGCATTGCCCACTGGTTAATGTCTCAACTACAACGTCATCAACTTGTAATAGTTTGTGGATGTATTCGAGCAATTGCAAATCATCCCAACCCTTACCGCGTGCAAGGCTCTTAAGAAACCCAATCTGTTTGGCTGTAGCGCTGCCATGTAAGTCTGGCTTAGGCGTAGCGGTTAACCGGTTGACCTTTGCCATCTCCTCAGACGATGTGCGCTCACCAGTATGCCCAATCTTGCTGTTGCTAATCATGCGACCAATAGCGCTCGTCTCACAGTTCTCTAAGAAACTGGTTTTGTTAACTGCACTATTGCCAAATATCTCCTCTGCATACCCGGTGGCAATCAACCTGTCCTCGTTGTTGTATCCCTCAGCGCGCATAATGATCGTTGAGCCGTCATAGTGGTGAATAGTGGTGATGATGCGGCCGTTCTCAAACTCTGTCCACCAGCGCACAAGACGTTGTGCAACCGTCTCGTAAAGTGCAAGATCAAACGCCATGTTTGGCTGCCTTGTACATCTCGTTGGCGTGACGTACCGCTGCAACTGTTTGCATGGTCTGGCACTCAAGCAACTGATCTACGGCCAGCAAGAGTGCCTGTAGTGCGTCTGAGGCTTGTGCGTGTGCTGTTTTAACTGGAAAATCTAGGCGCTCATAATCGCCAAATGAGGTGCGGTATTTGCAATGGTAGTAAATCTGACTGTTGTTGCGTTCGCGCCGTAATGCAAACACTCGACCAGCGTTGTGTAGTACTGATAGCGCGCCCGATATTTGACCGTGATGCAAGTTGAGATCGTTGCCTAACTCTGACCATGTTTTGCCAAACTCTGCCGTGTCTAAGACATCAAGTATTGCTATTTGGCGTTTACCTGTAACGCCTGTTGCATCCTCATGTAACGCGCGCGCCGTAGATGTTTTAGATGCAGCGATATGGCCGCTTTTGCCGTTGTAGGGCAGTGATGGATGGTCACTAGTTTTCATGTCGGGTCTCCTTAGTCGGGTTTATTGGTTTGACTTTAGCACACGCTTTTAAGCCGGGATGACACCACAACACTTTGCTTGGATTAGTTGCATAATGTGTGCCGCGCATCATTAGCCCACATAATTTACAGCGCTTTAATGACATTGATGGCCGCGCGTATCACTGATGCGTTAAATCTGTTTTGCTCACCGCCAATGGTCATGTGTGCGTCATACATTAGTACTAGTTCATCAAGCAATATTGAGTGGTCTGGCTGTTCAGGTTTTGCAATGTGGTTTGGTCTAAAGATGTCATCAATAAACTCCTTAAACACTTTGTTGTATTTGTCGCTGTAAGTATCGGGATACATTGCTCGTCTCGTTTCTTGGCCGATGCCGGGTTCGGGATATGGTGTGTCGGTCATGGGTTGGGCAGCGCCCATGCCGACCAGCCAACCTTACGCCAGAGGTGTAACGCAGCAAGGATATTTACATCCGGGTTAAACAGATCATCGCGTTGCTTGATGATGCCAGCCTCTTTAAGCCAGCGATCGTGCACAGAGTTGATTTGGAATAAGCCTCGACTGCCGTTGTTGCTGTCTTTAGAGTTGAGCGCCAGAGGGTTGCACGCGCTCTCTCGTTGGATGACTCGCAAGATGGTTGGTGACTCGCTTATTGGCCAGCCGGCAACAATGGCATCGTTTAAGTATTCCATGCAACCTTTGTATGGCAACGTGGTAGTGGATGCAGTGGTGGGCAGTGTGGGCACAACACTGTTGAGCACAATTGTGATCTGTTCGCCCGGTTGTAGTTTGCGCTCTGGTGGTTTGCTGGCATCCCACAACAACACAAACGCTGCTAAACCTGTAATTGCCCATGCACCTATTTTGATTGCAAAGTAACTCATTTTTTCTCCAATTGGTAAGGCGTTCCCCATGAGTCACCAACGGCGCTCTTAAACGCTAATTGTGCGTGCAGCACTTTGTCTGTCTCAGGGTCACGGAATATCTGCACCAACACCATTTGCTCTGTGTCTAGGTGAGTTGTGTAAACCTCGTAAACGTATGTTTTGGCATCAGCCATATTGCATCTCCCCTTATCGCCGGTCATCCGACCTTAGGGCATCA